ATTAATAAGATTCGTTCGTTGATTATTGCACACGCTAGTACAAGCACTAATGTAAAGTTATTAATTCCAAGAGGTTCTGCTGATTTAAATCAAATAGAGCAAGAGTGGAGTAAAGCAGGTACTAGTGTGATTGAATTTGATGCAGAGTTAGGTGCACCGATTGTGGCTGGCCCAGTCCCACTACCAAATGAGCTTTATAAGAATGAAGCTGATGCCAAATATGACCTAGAATATGGTTTTGGTATTTTTGAATTGATGCAAGGTAGTGGTAAAAGTGCACCATCGACATATAGAGGAACATTAGTTGTTGACGAGTTTGGCCAGCGTAGAATTAAATCTAGAAGAGATGATATAGAAGGAATGTTAAATCAAGTAGCTAAGGTTGCAATACCATTAATGCAGCAATTATACACAGAAGAAAAAGTAATTAGATTGGTACAACCTAATGGCAATGAAAAAGAAGAGCGATTTAACTACTATAAAGAAATGGAAAATGGCGAAGTGTCACGTTTTCATGATATTGGTGTAGGAAAATATGATGTTGTAGTAGTTTCTGGTTCTACATTACCTACAAATAGAATGGCATTGTTAAACAATTACATGGAAATGTATAAGATGGGACTTATTGACCAAACAGAAGTATTGAAGAAATCAGAGCTTGTAGATGTTGATGGAGTGTTAGAAAGAAGTGGACAAATGAAACAAATGCAACAACAAATGCAAGCAATGGCAGAAGAATTAAAGAAAGTCAAGGGCGATTTACAAACTGCTCAACGTGAAGAAGTTCACGCTAAGAAACGACTAGAAGTAGAAAAATTCAGTGGAGAGTTAGATAAAGTATCTAACAGAGCTGATATGGCAACTACGCTTTATAAAGCAAGGTTGAACGATGCAAAACAACAGTTGATGAACTCTGAAGTTAGTCAATCGGATATAGAAGACATTGATGTTTTCGAACCGATGACTGAAGAAGAGAGTTAACATAGGAGATAAAATGGAAGAAAATACAATGGACAGAGTAGATGAGCAAGCAGTAGAAGGTGTAACGACTGAACCAACGACTGCTTCAGAAGACATTTTTAACGAAATATTTGGACAAGCACAAGAACAGGTTGCTCCTGTCAGCCAAGAAGTAGTTGAAGGTGAACCTACTGAGACTCAGACTGCTATGGAACCAAAGAACGACCCTGACCAGTTTCAATACTGGCAAAGTCAAGCTGATAAGAGACAAGCAGAAGTAGATATGTTGAAATCGCAAATGACAGAATTAATGTCTAAAGTGAGTCAACCTGCAGAAGCTGCTCCAGTGGAGAAGGAAACAGTGTTAGAAAAACCTGTTAAACCAACAAAGCCAGCTGACTTCGACCGTTCTGAAGCTTTGACTGACCCTGATAGTGCATCAGCAAAGTACTTAGCAAAGCAAGAATCTTATTTGGAAGCTATGTCAGATTATGTAGCTAGTTCAAATGAAAGAGTCATGCAGACGATGACTAAAGCACAACAAGAGCAAGAAGCAGTAGCAAGGGACCAAAAGGTTATGAGAGACTTACAGTCTAAATATAACTATACTCCTGAGCAAGCTAATGATTTTGTAGCTCAGATGTCATCACCAGATTCATTATCGTTAGATAATTTGGTGCAACTTCACCAACTGAGAATGAACAAAGGTTCACAACAGGTTACACAGATAACCCCAGAAGCTCAACAGAAAGCTGCAGTGATGAATCAACGTAATGAAAAACTAAGTATACCTAAACCTATCGGAGTACAGCCAGGAGCTAGTGACCAGTCGCCAACTAAAAACGTAGAAGATAAGATGATGGATGCGATGATTAATAACTTTAACAAGCGTAATCCATTCTAATTTAAGGAGAAGGCAAAATGGCACAAGACGCAAACGGAATATTCTCACCTAGCATTGGTGTTACACCTCAAGGTGTTTCTATCAATGATAGTAGACGAATATTTAACTTCGGCGAGAGAGTCGCTGAATTAAACCCAGCTGCTTCACCTTTCTTCGCATATTTATCAAAAGTTGCTAAGAAACCTACAGATGACCCTGTATTTAAATTCTTAGAAAAAAGACATCAATGGCAAAGAAGAAATTTCTTTGTTGATAACTCAAGTAACATTACACTTACAGCTGACGCTTCATGGACAGCTAGTGAGTTTAATCTTTCTTCAGCTGAAATTGATGTTGATTACGATATTTATGGAAGAAAAGTAAGTGGTGGAGAGTTCAAAGCTGAATTTATTCAGGTTGGACAAATGATTGCTTTAGAAGCAACAGCAACATTAGACAGTACAGCATCAGCTGTAATCGCATATTACAGAGTAACATCTGTAACACAAAACTCAGCAGATACATCTATTGACGCAGAATACATTAAAGCTGTAAAAACAGGTGTAGAAAATGGTGAGATTTCAACATATGCAGAAAATGATACATTAGTATTTTCTGATGATGCAAATGGACAAGTAATTGGTTCAGCATACTTAGAAGGTGACACAGCACCAGCAGGTGGATGGAGAGACGAGTTTTATTCAAGAGAAGGGTACGCCCAAATCTTTAAAACTGTTGTACCTCTATTTTCTGGTACTTCTTTAGCTACACGCTACAGAGGTGACGCTAACGAATACATGAGAGTATATCAAGAAAAACTTATGGAACATAAGATGGACATTGAGAATGCTTTACTGTTCGGTTATGGTGTAACTGATGAAAGTTCAACAGACGCTGCACGTAAAACTTGGGGTATTTTACCATACACTGAGATTTACGGTAGAGTAAAAACATTTACTTATGCTTCATCAGGATATGATGACTTCGTAGATGCTATGTCAGACATTTTTGATGCAGAATCTGGTGCAGGTGGCAGTAAAATGGTACTTGCTTCACGTTCTATCATGAACTGGCTTAACAAATTAGGTGGTAGTTCTTTCTTAGGAAATACTATGTCTGCAGGCGTAGGAGCAGCAGCAGATGGTGTACCAACATCATCACCATATGGTGTTTCTATCGATAAAGGACAATCACTATTTAATGGTGTTAACGTAACACAAGTAGATACTTTATATGGTACTCTTAACTTTGTTATGGAACCACTATTAAGAGGTCCTTGGGCAAACCACGCTATCGTTGTTGACTTAAACAACGTAGCTTACAGACCACTAGCTGGTAATGGTGAGTCTAGAGATACTCAAATTATTACTAACATTCAAAACAACGATGTTGACGGAAGAAGAGACATGATTCTTACAGAAGCAGGTCTTGAAATTCAACTACCTGAAACACACGCTATTTTGAAATTTAGCTAATAGTTGATACGGGGGAGTTGCAATATACTCCCCCAAAGAATTTAAACTTAAAAGGAGAATACAATGGCAAATCCAGGATTATTATTAAAAGGTGCAAAGATGTTAGCTAAAACACCTGCGGGGAAAAAAGCAAAAAAGAAAGTTTTAGATACTACATATGCAATGATGGAAAAAGGTAAAAAAAGATTTATAAAATCAAAATATAAAAAAGGCGGTAAAGGACCAGGAGCTACTACTAGAACTACAAAACCAGCTGAGGTAAGTAAATCTTATGGTCAGCAACAAGCAAGTACAAATAATTTGTTTAGTAATGACAGGTTAAGTAGAGATGTTTATACAACGCTAAAAGGTGCAATGAAACCAATAAAATAGGAAAGTAAATGAGTTTTCAAACAGATATAGAAGCAATTACAGGAAGTATTAGTTCTTATACTACAGAAGCTAATAGTTATTTAGTAGAGGGTGTAAAGTTTATTACAAAATATGTAATGAACAACATAGATATGGAAGCTAAATTAACTCAAAGCACAACGTTAGATGATAGTCCTACTACTTTTTCTACAGCAAATGTATTAAAAATAAGTAGTGTTACTAGAAATGATGGTACTAGAAGCAGAGAATGTATAGAGATTAATTCAAGTGAAAGACATAACTTAGATGATGTAAATAGTATTTACTATACTAGCAAGTTTGACCCTAAGTATTATGTGTTAGATAATACGTTAAATGTATTTCCAACACCTACTGCTAGTGAAACTGCAAGCGTTGTACACATAACACCAGATGATTCTGTTTCAGTTAGTGAATCTACTATATCTAACTTTCCAACAGAATTAAATAGAGGCGTTGTATTATATGCTTCACAACAAGTATTAAGAAAGTTTTTAAATGTACGTAACGCTACATTAACTGGATTAAGCACTGGATTAAGCTCTATATCTCCACCTACTGGTGATAGTTTGTTAACTGAAGTTAGTTATAGTGGACCAGAAAATGATGATGTTGGTGGTGGAGCAAGTGCTAGCACAGTAACAAATTCTGAAGCTGTATCTGCTACACAAAAAATAACTTTAGGTACTGCACCTGCGTATGATGGAACTATATCATCTTCTGTAGACTATACTACAGCTACGATTGGTGTTGATGCATTACTTACTTCAGAAGATGTAGAAATGGCTTCTATAGCATTAAATAAGGCTCAACAACAACTATCTGATTTTCAAACAGATATACAAAATGAATTAAATGAATTTAATGAAGCTAATACTGCATATCAGGCAAACATACAAGCAGAGTTAGATAAAGCACAAAGAGATTTACAAGCTAATATAGCAGATGCACAAAATGATTTAGCAGCAGCTAGAGAAACTGCACAACTTGCAACAAATGTTTCTGTACAGAATCAAGCAGAAAAATCACAACGTTTGATACAGAATGCTATAAACACAATGCAAGCTATTGTAGCAGACAATCAAGATAACTTAGCTAAGTATTCTGCAGATTTAAATAAATATCAAGCTGAAGTGAATGAAGCAGTACAGGAATACCAGTTATCATTTCAAGAAGTGGTACAAGATTATAACTGGTTAGCACAACAATATCAAATAGTATCACAAGATTTAGTTACATTTTTACAACCATATATACCGATAGGAGTGCAAAATGAAGTTGCAGCAGATGATAGAGCAAGTTAAAAAACATCATCCAGAATTAAGCAGTAATGAAATTGTTTTGATGTTAAATGAAGCACAAGATGAATTTAGTGCTAGAACTTTGGTATTAGAAGAAGCTACACAATTTACTACAGTAGCAAACCAACGTTATTATGGATTAAAAGATAGTATACTAGAAGTAAAGTCAGTGGACTTAACAGATGATGCAGGAAATGCTAAAACAATTAAACGTCTACAAGGTAGACCTAAATATAGGGATTTAGATAATGTCTAATAATTATTCAAGAGTATATAATCGTTCAGTAAAAGAAAATGTATATTGGATTGAAAGAGATTCAATAGGGTTAGCATTGTATGACCCACTAGCTAGTGAAGTAAATAGATTTGCTAGTTTAGATAGTGCACAAACAGTAACATTGTTTTACTATAAAAAAGCTGACCATTTTAATACATTGGATAAAGCAGCTAGTGCAATGGATGAAACGAGTGAATTACCAGAACAATTTCATCAATATTTAGTTGATAGAGCTATACAAAAAGGGTATGAGTTTAAACCAGAGATGATTCAGATGGCACCATACTTTGAAAGAAAATTTGAAAAAGGAATAAAAGAAGGTAAGATGTATGCTAACAGAGGGCGTATATCTGGAATGAGACAAGTAAGACAAACGAGTTATTAATGGCTAATAATTGGAAAGATGGAACATTTGGTTTGCAGCTATTTGACAATGTAAATGGATACTTTGACGATTTAAATGATTCGTTTAACGACGATATAGAGTCAGTATTTACAGATAAAGAGTCATTGTTTACAACAACATTTACAGATAAGTCTACATTATTTACAACGACATACACAGATAAACCTTCTTTAAGTAATGTTGTGTATACTGATAAACCAACATTAAAAAATACAACATATACAAATAAACCAAGTCTGAATAACGAGACTTATGACGATAAGGGGATTAATGCATAATGGGTGGAAGTTTAACAAAGCCAAATAGAATTAAAGATGTATATACTAAATTAGTATTTTACGATAATGGAGAATTGAAGTATGATAATGGTAGTTCAGACCAGACTATTACATCCATTGGTGGTGTAGGTTTTACATTGAATGCAGACGAAGGTTCTGTTACAATTAGTTTGAACAACTCAAGTTATACATTAGCTGGTGGAACAGGTATAGAAACAAGTGTAAGTGGTAGTACCATATCATTTGATGTTGAAGATACTGTTTTACTAGATACGGAAACAATAGATTGTGGTGGATTTTAAAAAAGGATAAATTATGGCAAATACGTTACAAATTAAAAGAGGTGTATGGAACACTACTGGAGCACCATCATCACTATCATATGGTGAGATAGCTTGGGATAATGCTTCAGAAGTACTATACATAGGTAAACAAACAGATGCAGGCGGTACAATAACTGTAACATCTTTAAACAATGTTGTTATTAGCGACATACCTGATGCTACTAGCAGTGTAAAAGGATTAGCAAGTTTTAGTACTGACAATTTTGATGTTACTAGTGGAGCAGTTACTATTAAAGATTTAGGTATTGCAACAGCAGAAATACAGGATGATGCAATTACTAATGGTAAAATAGCAAATAATGCAGTTACTTTAGGAACTCAAACTACAGGAAACTATGTAGCTACTATAGCAGATGCTGGTAATACAGCTATTACAGTAGCTAATTCTGGAACAGAAAGTGCAGCAGTTACATTAGATATTGCTAATGATGGTGTTGCATTGGGAACTAAAACTACTGGTAATTATGTTGCGACTATATCTGGAACAACAAATGAAATTGAAGTATCTGGCTCAGGAAGTGAAACTGCGGCAGTTACTATTGGACTACCAAACGATGTTACAATAGGTAACGACCTTACTGTTACGGGAGATTTAACAGTAAATGGTACAACAACTACATTAAATACTTCTACTTTAGATGTTGAAGATTTAAATATAACAGTAGCAAGTGGTGCAGCAAGTGCAGCAGCAGCTGACGGAGCAGGACTTACAGTAGATGGACCTACTGTCGATGCAACATTGTTGTATAGGTCTACTGGAGATAAATGGGTTGTAAATAAAGCATTTGAAGCGTCAGCAGGGTTTGTAGATACTACCTTTGATGGCGGAACATATTAAGGATTTAAATGGCTAACGTTTTAAAAATAAAAGCAGGTAGTGGTGTACCTACTACGTCAGACATTGTCGACAGAGAGATAGCTTTTAATCGTTCTGATAATAAGTTATATATTAACGACTCTGGAACTATTGTAAACTTAAGTGGAGCACAAGGCGGTGGTTCTGCTGATGAAGCAGATAGAATTGTATTTGATGCAAAAGCAGGAGAAGCATTATCTAAGGGTGATGTAATATACATATCTGGTATATCAGGAAATACACCTATTGTAAGTAAAGCAGATGCAGATGATGCAAATAAAATGCCAGCATTTGGATTAGCTGCAGAAAGTGCAAATTTAAATAATACTGTACAAATTGTTACATTTGGTACTTTAGAACACTTTGATACATCTGCATTTAGCGTAGGTGATACAGTATTTGTATCTACTACAGCAGGTGAATTAACTTCTACTGCACCTACTGGAGAATCTGGACTAATACAGAATATGGGACACATTGTACGTTCTCACCAAAGTACTGGTGCTATAAAGATAGTAGGAGCAGGTAGAACTGCAGCAACACCAAATTTAAATGAAGATAAAATATTTTTAGGTAATTCAAGTAATCAATCAACACCAACTGCATTATCCTCTATAGGATTAAGCAAATTCAATAATGATTCTGGATTTACTACAAATACTGGAGATATTGAAGGTGTAACTGCTGGTACTGGCTTATCTGGTGGTGGTACATCTGGTACAGTAACACTTAATTTAGCTAATCATAGTGCTTCTTTAATTACAAGTGGAACATTAAACAATGCAAGACTAAATACAGATATGCAATTATCTGCTGCAGCTCCAAGATATAAACTACAAGAAACTGGCGTTACCAATACTCCAGTATTTGTAGTAAATCCAGAATCATTATTGAATTTGCTTAATCCTATAGAGGATAATGCAGTTGGT